GCGCAGAAGACGCAGATTTTTTATCTTCTTTCTTATCCGCTGCGGCGATGGTTTTTCTGATCGTGTTGCGATCTTCGACGGGTACTTTTGAACCGTCTTGGTCTTTACCAAGCATACGGTACAGGCCATACAAACCACCTGCGATCAGGGCTGCTTTTGCTGCTTTACTGAGTGCCATTTATAGCTCCTTAAACCATCTTGCAGGCGCGACCGCCACGGGCCATGCCATAACCACGAACTTTGCCACCACCAGCGTACTTCATCGAACCGCCGCCCATTTTCTTGTGGGCGCTGTCTTCCATTACGCGACCATCAGGCATGCGGTGCATACCCTTGGGCAAAGATACTTTTTTACCTTCGGCTTTACCAACGCCACGGCCTTTGAGAATGTCAGCTTGGGTAACTTTACCGTCGCCGGTCAGGTCGGGGAATTTAGAACCAGATTTCTTCATGCTGCCCGTGTAGGTGCCAGCTTTTGGCCCTTTTTTGGGTGGTTGAAGAAAGCTCTTATTACCGAAATCTCTCATTGCGGCTCTGTCAGCTGCGTCGCCCGGTGAAAGTTTTTCTTCTTTCTTGACCGCTTTACCGTCTTGGTACTTCTTCATGGTAAATTCCTTTCCCACTGACTGGGGTACGCCAACTTGTTTGGCAAATTCGGGGTTGTTTGCCACGGCTTGCATGAAGCGTTTTTGCTTCTCACTCGTCGCTGGCATCTTTCTTCCTAGCCTTACCAACCATGCCCTGCACCGTGGGGCTTTCCCAGATGCGGATGCCTAGCCAGATGATGGTGAAAATGGAAGCCAATGCTGGCAAAAACTCCATCATGGTTCCCACAGTCGTTACTACAGCCGCTGCGTCGGCTACGGTTTTTGCTTCATTTCCCATAGTCATTTCAGCAATTCCATGCTCGTAAAGATTTGTTAATCCGGCTGTTTGGGTCTTTCGCTGTCTTGGACGACGTAAGTTTCTTCTTCATGCCTTCCATGCGAGAGCAGAAAGACTTTCGCCTCGCGGCGTCCTTCTTTGTCTTTGGCTTGGGTGCGGGCGGCTTGAGCCCCGGTTTCCCGGGGTTGGCTCGGTTGTAGGAGGCGCGCCCTTTGGCGTTCAGTCCGCCTTTGGGGTTCTTGCCTTCTTTGCGCGTCCATGCTGCGCTCGCCATGATTAAGCAGCCTTGCCGCCAAAGAACATCACCATGCAGCTAGTAACATCTGTGTTATCACTAATAGTAACGTGGATGTCAGTTGAGCACAGAATGCCGTTGTCGGGGATCATTAAGTCGTTAGCACCAACCACACCGGGTGTAGGCAACGTCAAAACAACCGTACCGGTCGCTCCACCATCACGGAAAGTTAAGGTAGCAGGATTGGTCGTAGCTTGGATGTAATAAACACCAGCAATACGTGACCGCCCATTTACCGCCGTTCCCGTGGCAGTCAGAGTTTTGGTCTGAATGTCACTTGCAAAACTCATAATTTGCTCCTTGAGTTAAAAATTCTCGCGGGAGACAAATTAGCTTGGAGTGACCGTAGCAGACCCGTCGGCAACAGCCCAGTTAGAAGTAGCATTTGAACCAAGTGCAACCATTAGACGGCCATTGGTAGTGTCCAAGACGAGGGTGCCAGCTTGTTTGTCGGAAGTGTTTACAGCATCAGTAGCGTCCGCAATAGCTGCGGCGGTTGTTGCGTAAGTAATCACATAGCCGCTCGAACCGTTGATGCCGCCAGTCACGTTACCAGTAACAGCGCCGACAAAACCATTGGTAGAAGTTACCGGGCCAGAAAAAGTGGTATTAGCCATTTTCAATCCTCACATGCGAGTTAAAACGTGGGTATTACTGTCTGCATGTCGTCAGCCGGGACTGTCAGTAATACCGGGTGACCCCGGACTTGCGTACGTAATATACACCATCTAAACTACGTGTCAATACCTTTATGGGAGAAAAAAGTGGACTACAAAGTCCGTTGTGTGGATACGTCAAGTATTAACTGGCGTAATATTATCTGTGGGCTACAGCTACAGTGCCTCCCATACGATGAAATCTTCCCCCCACACGAAGGTTGGTGGTTTGTTGCATTTGAGCGTAGCGCAGGGCCAGTCGGGTTTGCCGGGATGGTTATATCGTCCCGTTGGACAGATTGCGTGTACTTCTGCCGTTCTGGGGTTAAAGAAGAGCACCGAGGCAACGGACTGCAAAAGAAGTTAATATACGCGCGGCTCAAACGAGCACGAATGATGGGTATGAACTGGGCTGTGACTGAAACTTTTAGCAACCCAGCGAGTTCTAACAGTCTTATAAGTTGTGGTTTTAAATTATACGAACCTACAGTACCTTGGGCTGGTGATACCTGCCTTTACTGGAGGTGTAAAGTGAATAATGCCTTATAAAGATCCAAAAAAGCGAAAAGAAGTTTCAAAAAAAGCCTCAGCTAAACACTACCAAAACAATAAAAAAGCGCTAGCCGCCAAGCAGCGGCAGCAAAGACGTACGTTTAGTAAGCGCTGGGCAGAATACAAAGCCAGCGTCAAATGTGCTAGTTGCGGGTTTTCGCACCCAGCAGCCATAGATTTCCACCACCCGCCGGGTACCAAAGAACACCACATCCACACGCTGGTACGGCGTCGAGCTGAGGAACTATTGTTTGCCGAAATAGCCAAGTGCGTGCCGCTGTGTGCTAACTGCCACCGCATCCACCACCATAACTTGCGAGAAGAACGCAGACGTAAAAAGAAGGTAAATAAAAAGGGGAGCCGAAGCTCCCCTTAGGGTGTAAGGCCGAAGCCCTACGATCAGGTCGAGCCTGACGAACCCCACATACCCAGCGGGTCGCTCCAGCCGAAGCTGTAACGCTCACGGGCCTTGTAGCGCACGTTGCCGGTATCGAAGTCACCGTCCATGCTCGTAGCCATAGCGCTACGAGTAAAGTGCTTCATGCCGTTGGGAACGTCGGTCTTGATGAACCAAGCGTTCGTGTCGGTCAAGAAGTGGTTGACGGTGTAACCCTCGGGGATAGCGCCCATAGCCTTGATGGCGTTCAGGTCGTTATCAGCCGTGGCAACGCGGAGGTCGGTGTCAAGAATACGCTTGGCAACGAACATCAGCGCCGGGGGCACAATCAGCTTACGGGGCTTAGCAGCGATCAACAGACCACGCTCGTCCGTCCAAGCAGCGATCTGAATGATTGCAGCCTCAAGCGAGGTTTCGTTCAGGTCGACTTGAGCAGCCGGGGTGTTGCTGTTGGTGCCACCGCTAACCAAGGGGTGGTTTACAACCGAACCAGCGCCGTTGGTACCGAACAGGGAAACGCCATCACCACCGAGGTAGTTCTGGGAGAAACCGTTGTTCAGAACAGCAGCGGCTTTAACCTGCTTGGTGTAAGCCATAGCACGAGCCAGAGCCTTGGTGTAACGAGCAGACAAGCTGTCGTACAGGTTGTCCTCAACCGCCTCTTCGGTGATCGAGAAGCCCATAGCAATGGTTTCGTGGTTGTAGCGAGTCGTCCAAGCTTCTTGGGCATTGTCATAAGCAATGGCAGCGCCTTCGGCTTTCACCGGGGCGGCACCGAAGCCCGACAGCTTGGTTTCCTCTTCAAACGAGCGCTCCGAGGTCTCACTTTCGTAGATCTCTTTGTGCTCTTCGCCGTACTTTTGGTACTCCAGACCGAACAACGCGTTCAAGCCCGGGAGCAGCTCTTTCAGTAATTGACTGCGTGAAATAGCCATTTTAATTTACTCCTTAGACGCCAGCGTTGTTAGTCAAGTGGTGCCCACCAATCGTAAACTTAACGTATACGTCTGGGTAAGCGTCACCAACGGGAGAAGCAAAGCCAACAATCAGCAATCCACCAACAGTAGTTTGCGTAGTTGCGTCAATCGCCACATTAGAGTTGCCAGTAGTGGTGCTACCAGAGGTGGTGGCATTCTGGGCAGCGGGCAGCTTGGTAATAGCACCAAGAATAGCCTGCGAACCAGTGCCATCAAGCTGAGCTTGGAACATCACCATCGGATCATCCACAACATACGCCTTAACAACACCGGTGGTGCCAGAAGGATAGTATTGAGAATGGATCACCTGACCCTGTGCGTTCACATACTCACAGCCTACGAACACACCAAGAGCACCAATGCCGTTACCACCAAAGTTGTTGGTAGTAATATCAGCACCGGTACCGTCAGCCAGTTCGACGTAGCCAGCAGTAGTCAATTGCACAATCGAGCCATTGAAGATGTTGTTTGCAACACCAGCCGGATCAATTAGATATTCGTTGACAGCGCCCGAGTAGGGCATACCATCAACACGCTTTACGGGGCGAAGCCCGTAGGGTGTAGCAGTAGAAGCCATTTAGGACTCTCCAAAATTAAGAACCAGAACCGAAAGTAACCTTCGTTTTCTTGTCCGAGAACAAGGGCATGCGAGGGTCATTTTCACGTAGGAAGTTGTTATCTACCGACTCCACTTGTGCGCGGTTTTGCTTCTCATAATAAGCAGCACGTTGCTCAAGAAATTCTGATGGAATACGGCAAAGTAACAAACCACCAATCTCAATATTCCCCTTAAAGCGGGCGTCTTGAGAAGCGAGGTGCATCATCTCCGGGTAATCTTCGGTTTTACACGCTTCATACCCTTCCCGGAACTTAGAAGATACGTTCTGAGGATCCGCCTGCCCCATAAGGCTTACCCGCACCCAACGGTGCTTCCAGCCCGGGCGATCGTCAGGCGTAGGCAAAGTCTCCGGTGGACGCCACGCTTGCGGGCGCTCAACAGTTTTACGACTTTCCAACTCACGACTCAAACGGTTTTGTGACTCAGCCATTATTGATCTCCATTAAGTTCGGCAACCTTCTTCGCATACAGCTCTAAAGGGATCCCAAGTCGTTTAGCAATGCTCACTTGAGACTCCTTCAACCGAACGCGTTTCGGCGGGGTGCTGCGGGTAGCCGGGGCTACTACCGTAGCGGGTTTTTGTGCACGGCGCGGAGGTTCTTCCTCTTCAGCCGGTTCTGATGCTTTTGTTTTAGGAGCATCATCCTCTTGGCTCCCGAAATGTTCGGGGAATCGCTTACGCATTGTAGCATCTATGGTTCGGAAGTACTCCTCCGTACCAACGTAGTCGCTACCATACTCGCGTTGCAATTTCTTGTCAAGCCCCATCGCAGCAGCAGTCATTTCATCATCTTTGCCCCACCAATCCCCGTTGTCTTCTAACCACTGCTGAAGGCGTGGGGTTACATTGGGCTGTGTCTGCGCTTGCTGCCGTTCACTAGGTAGCTCAAACTTACGCTCTTGTACCTGAACGGGTTTTAGCTCCTGAGCGCGCTCAATCTTCATGGTAGCCCGGGCTAGTTCACGCTGTGCCGTCACGATGGCATCAGCATCCCCAGCTTCATAAGCTTCCTTGTACTTACGCTCAGCCATAGCCAGCTCACTCTCAGCAGCCGTTTTGTGCTGCTCAATGTATGCTTGGCTACCCGTTGCCAACTGCTCTTGAAGTTTCTTGTTTTCCTCGTACAACTGACGAGCAAGTTCTTCAGCAGCCTGACGCTCACGAAACGCGGCTTCTTTAGCACGACGTTCATCGTGATAGCCTTTCGTAAACTTCTTTATACGAGATTGTACTTTCTCGTCATAAGTTGACAGCTCATCTTCGGGCACCTCTTCAGGTGCGTTTCGCATCGGGCGTTTATCACGATCCGCCTCTGGGGTATCGTCTTCTACCTCGATTTCAAACTCATCAGAGCTATCTTCAGCAGCCGCCTTTGCCTCTGCTTCCTCGGCGGCTTGCTCATCTGGAAACTTGTAATCGTCTTCATATTCCTTCTTCGCCATAAATTACTCCTTAGGCACGTGAAATACCACGGGGATCTTCCACAACCGCCTCGACCGAATCATCATTGATGATGCGGAACTCACGGCCATGAATCTTCAGACGGGTGCCTGAATTGGG